AGTGGATGGACGAAGGGTATACAACAATTCGCAAGTATGACCATCAGTATTCAGAATGGCTCTGTGTTCGTGAGTCAGTTCGTGTAACAACAGTTAAGCCATCAGGGTCAGTCTCACTTCTTTCTGGTGCTACTCCTGGAGTTCACTGGGGACCTGGTGGAGAGTTCTATCTTCGTGCTATTCGCTTTGGTAATCAAGATCCAATGCTACATCTTTTCAAAGCTGCAGGGTATAAGATTGAAGCAGATCTAGTATCAGCAAATACCTCAGTAGTTTACTTCCCAGTTGCATCAGGACATAAGCGTGCTGAGAAGCAGGTAAGCCTATTTGAAAAGATTGGTTTGGCAGCAACCGCTCAGAAGTACTGGTCAGATAATGGTGTTTCTGTAACACTCTCATTTGACAAGGAAACAGAAAAGCAGTTTGTTGCTCCAGCACTTAATATGTATGAGGGTCAGCTAAAGGCAGTATCATTCCTTCCAATGGGAAATAAGACATATCCTCAGCAGCCATATACAGAAATCACAAGAGAAGAATACAACTCATATGTAGGAACAATTGGGAAAATTGATTGGTCTGCTATTTATGATGGTGTAGAAAATCTTGAGGCTGAGGGTGAGGCATATTGCTCAACTGATGCGTGTGAGATCAAGCTGTACTAATGGTTACATCTGGTTCACTTTGACATGATTATGGTATACTTATGGTTATGAGTAATACAAATAATCCATTAATCAATCCAAGGACTGGTCTACCAATCATTGGAAACGTACGCAAAAAGGTAATTGAAAAGAACTACGACTGGGGTCTTTATGTATACAAAAAGTCTAGTGGTCGCTGGTTTACCGACGGTAGCGGAAATGTTTTAAACATTGAGTCTATGCGTAATGATATTACTAAGATAACTGAGCTAAAGAATGCAGCAAAGTACTACGGAGACCCAGGAGATGGTGAAGCTGTCTTTGTTCCTGGATTAACTCGTATTTCAGATGAACAGCATTCGGAGCAGATTGACCGTATGGCTAGTGGATTAATTCCTTCAATGAATGACTTAGGTGCATGGCATGCTGCTCAGCAGACATTGAACGTTTCTGGAAAAGAGGCTTTTGATGAGTGACCATGATGAATTCAGATATATTTCTGCAAGTTTAAATACTCAAGAACAGCAGGAAAATGTTTTTAAAGCTCAAGACCCATTTAATAACTCTTGGGATAGACTAAAGGATTATTCTGGTTTAGATCAGAACTTCCGTCGTAGAACTGCTAGAAGCATTGGTAAGGCTCTTGATGTAAATAGTGCAGCATATACAGATTCAGCAAATGGAACACCAACTGGAGTAGATGCTGGATCAAAGGCTATTAATCCTGGAACTGTATATACAAATGGTTACGGATTATTTGATGTAATTACTCCTCCATACAACCTATATGAACTTGCAAATTTTTATGACACTTCATTTGCTAACCATGCTGCAATTGATGCAAAGGTTGCAAATATTGTTGGTCTTGGATATTCATTTGAAGTAACAGACCGCACTATGCTTTCTTTTGAGGGTAAAGAACAAAGCGCTACAGATAAAGCACGTAAGCGTATTGAAAGAATGAAGCTTGAAATGCGTGACTGGCTAGAAAACCTTAATGATGATGATTCATTTACAAAGACAATGGAAAAGGTTTACACAGATGTTGAGTCTACTGGAAATGGTTACATTGAAGTAGGTCGCACAGTAAACGGAGACATTGGATATATTGGTCATATCCCATCAACTACAATTCGTATTCGTCGTTTGCGTGATGGCTACATGCAGATCATTGGACAGAAGGTTGTGTACTTCAGAAACTTTGGAGCAAGCAACCCTAATCCAGTAACAGCAGATCCACGTCCAAACGAAATTATTCACATCAAGGAATACTCTCCATTAAACACATACTATGGAATCCCTGATATTATTGCAGCACTTCCTTCACTTGTTGGAGATCAACTTGCATCACAGTACAATATTGATTACTTTGAGAACAAGGCTGTTCCACGATATGTTGTAACTCTAAAGGGTGCAAAGCTTTCTGGAGAAGCAGAAGATAAGATGTTCCGCTTCTTGCAGACAGGTCTTAAAGCACAGTCTCACAGAACTCTTTATATCCCTCTTCCTGGAGATACTGACCAGAACAAGGTTGAGTTCAAGATGGAGCCAATTGAGAACGGTATTCAGGATGGTTCATTCAAGGAGTACCGTAAGCAAAATCGTGATGATATCCTTGTTGCTCATCAGGTACCAATTTCAAAACTTGGCGGTACTGATTCAGCAGCAATTGCAGCATCAATTGCACAAGATAGAACATTTAAGGAACAAGTTTCACGTCCTGCCCAAGGGCACCTAAATAAGGTCATTAGCAAAATCATCAAGGAAAAGACAGACATCCTTGAGCTCAAGTTTAATGAACTCACACTCACAGATGAAATTACTCAGTCACAGATTCTGGAAAGATATGTTAAGACTCAGGTAATGATGCCAAACGAAGCTCGTGAAGCAATTGGCCTTCCTCAACATCCAGACGGAGATGCTCCGTTTGTTATGTCAGCAAGACAGGCAACAGATGCAGCAGCAAACTTTGCTGGTAACAGAACAAGAGATGCAGAAAGAACAAATAGTCAATCTGATGGTCCTGCAACTGTAACAGGTCGCAATCCACAGGGAGAAGGTAGAGCGTCTCAATAATTGAGAAATGTTGTAAAAGGTTTGGTATAATAGAATCGTCATGAATATAAATAAAGCACATTGGACAACCGATGGCGACACCGTTCGTCTATCAATGCCTTTAACAAAGGTAGATCAAGAGCGCCGTATTGTTTCAGGTTTTGCATCTCTAGACAATCTAGATAAGCAAGATGATATTGTAACAACAGAAGCTTCTATGGCAGCTTTTGCAAAGTTCCGTGGCAACATTAGAGAGATGCATCAGCCTTCAGCTATTGGCAAGATGGTTTCATTTAAAGAAGAAAAGTATTTTGATCCAGAAACAAAGAAGTTCTATAAGGGCGTATTTGTTTCAGCTTACATTTCAAAGGGTGCACAGGATGCCTGGGAGAAAGTTCTAGACGGAACATACACAGGTTTTTCTATTGGGGGACGAATGAATAAGTGGGATGATGCTTATGACGAGAAGTCAGATAAGCAAATTAGAATTATCAAGGAATATGATTTAGTTGAGTTGAGTCTTGTAGATTCCCCAGCTAATCAGTTTGCAAATATCGTATCAGTTGAAAAAGTTGATGGTGTAGATACACTAACAGGCTCATCAGCAGATACAGTTGTTGAGAACGTATTCTGGGATGCAGAATCTGGAATCGTTACAATCTCTGAGAATGAAACAGAGCTTAGCCCAGTTTCTGGTGAAGAGATGAAAAATATTGGATTTGTTGAAAAGAATGATTCAGAAAAAACCACAATGATAAAGTTCTTAGTTGATAGTGCAAAAGGCATTAGAACAATTAAGATAGCAAAGGAGGATAATCCTATGACAGAAAATACAGACGTAGTTGCAGAAGCAACTCCAGAAGTTAATGAAGTTGAGGTTGCTCCAGAGGCTCCAGCAGAGGCTGTAGTAGATGCACCAGAGGTTGTAACAGAAGTTGCAACTGAAGAGGCACCAGCAGTTGAAGAGGGTAGTGCTCCTTCTATTGAAGAAGTAACAGAGAACGCTGACGAAGCAATCGTTGAGGTTGCATCAGCAACAGCAGAAGTTGCTAAGGCAGTTTCTGAAATTCAGAACTCTGTAACTAATGCCTTGAGCGATCTAGCAGCAACAGTAAAGGCTATGCAAGCCAATGTTGATGCAATCACAAAGTCTCTTGAATCCGTAACAGAGGAAGTTAAGGATGTTAAGGGAAGCTTTAATGAGTTTGGAAAGACCGTAGATGCCGTAGTTGCAGATACCGCTTTCCGCAAGTCTGGCGATCTCGGCGAGATTGTACAGGAATCACCAAAGGTGATTCAGAAATCCCTATGGGGCGGACGTTTCCTCACAAATTCCGACCTATTTAACTAAAACAAAATCACTAGGAG